AAAGCTATAGTAAACCCATATAGGAAACTACCTTCTTTTTTTAAACCTGTAAGTGATTTACCTAACACAGGTAAAGTTCCAGCAACAGGGTTAAAGTTTAATAGTGGTAAGATTGAAATTGACGGAGATGAGTTAATGAGTGGTATTGACTTTAAAGCATCTGTAGAAGGTGCTTATGATGGTCAAAAGCTTGGCATATATATTGGTGATGAGGTTGGTAAGACAATTAGTGTAGATGTAAATAAAAGATGGGATGTTGTTAGATTTTGTCTTATGGACGAGGAAGGTAAAATTATTGGTAAAGCACTCCATACAACTACTGTAGAAGAAATGGAAAGTGGTGGTGCAGAGTTTTTTGAAATGTGGAAAGGGTCTGACCAATTAAACAAAATAGGTAAACGTACCAAAACAGGTATGTATAGGTTTTTTACACCTGCTGACAAAACAAGGTATATTGATGAATACGGAAAGCCTAACCAAGAATTGGCTCGTGAAGATATATTAAATGAAAGGGTTGCATTAAGAGATGACCCAAGAGCGTTATCATCTGCTAAAAGAAAAGAACCATTAGATGAAAAGGAAGCATTCCAAGTAGATAGTTCAATATGTGTATATAACCCAATTAAGTTGAATGACAGATTAGATTTACTTAAATGGACCAAAAGTAAAATAATACGTGGGAACTTTGGTTGGGAAAATGGCGTAAGAGATACTAAAGTTGTATTTAACGAAAACCCAAATGGTAAGTTTATGGTTAGCTACTTACCCAAGCAAGATGACTCTAATTTAAAAAAGAATACATCTTATGGTGTAATGCCTGCTTGTAACCATTCTTTTACGGCTGGTATTGACCCTTATGACCATAAAGAAGTATCTGACTCTCATAGGTCAAGAATGTCAAATGGTAGTTTATGTATTATTAAAAAATACAATCCATTAGCCCCTACTGAGTTTGATAATGGTCCTTGTCTTCTTTATATTAACAGACCAGAAAGTCCAGAAGTGTTTTATGAGGATTGCCTAATGGCTTTAATATACTATGGCATTCATGCTTTAATAGAGAACCAAAAGCCAGGCATACTTCATTACTTTGACAGAAGGGGGTATGCAAACTACGCATATACAATATATGGTAACAAAGAACCAGGGATAGCTGCATCAAATAGAAACAATACTTATATTGCTGAAATAACTGACCAATTTATAAATGACAACATAAATACTGTTTATTTTGAGGAACTTATAGAAGACTGGTTACAATTTGACCCAGGCAATACGACTAAATTTGACGCTGCCATGGCATTTGGTTACGCATTGACAATGGTGGTAAATTCTCAGTTCTCATCAGAGAAAACAAAAGAAGATGTAAGGGTTGAAGATTACTTGCCTTTTTATAAAAGAAAGAATACCAATGCTTTATTTGGTAGGTATAGAATGTAGATTGAGCGTATTATTGTATTAAATTAAAAGCCGAGATGGCATAAGATATATGGAATCACCACAAATTATGAGCTCCTTGGGAGTTAGTTTCCCAGATGAAAATGTTGACCCTAAGTTAAAAAGAGAAAAGCCTTGGTTGCTTCAATATGCTAGAGCAGCATTTTCTGCATATGGCGATACACCATTTGGTAGTATAGGTTGGAGAAGCAGGGATAAATATGAGTGGGTTAAAACATATGCATTAGGCAGACAATCTACCGATAGATATAAAAAAATATTAACTCCTGACCAAGACCCTACAAATAATACGTTAGTTGTGGATTGGTCGGTTTTACCTATTATACCAAAGTTTAGAAGAATAGCTTTGAGTATATTGGAAAAACAAAATTACGATATACAAATTGACCCTATTGATTCTTTTGCATCTCAAGAGATATCTGAAAAATTAAAAGAAATTAAAGTTAAAATTGAAATGCGAGAAGGTATGAAATCTTTAGGCATGGAAGATTTAGCTAAAGTTCCTTTGATTGCTCAACAACCAGGAGAGCCAGATGATTTAGATGGGTTAGAAGTTATGGAGTTAGGTATGCGCCATAGAACATCTATGGAAGCAGAACAAGCTGTAGATTTAACTTTCAGTCAAAACAATTACCAAGAATTAAGAAGACAAGTATTAGAAGATTTCTTTGATTATGGTGTTGGTTGTTATAAAGATTATAGAGATGGAAATTTAGTTGGGGTAAGAAGAGTAGACCCAAGAAGATTAATGTTAAGCTATTGCACTTATCCAGATTTTAGAGATTTAAGATATATAGGTGAAATTGTAGAAACTCCTGTTTCTCAATTAATTCAAATGAGCAACGGTGAGTTGACAAATGAAGATATAAAATTTTTATATATGTATGCAAATCAAAACCAATGGAGACAAGCTACTCCATTAGGTAATGCATACTATGGTAGTTATTCAGATTTCTGGAATAAAGGAAAAGTTCAAGTAGTTGACTTAGAAATATATTCTACAGACGAATTGGTAAGAGAAGAAAGGGTTGACAAAAGAGGTAATATTATTTTTGGTAAAGCTTCATTTGATGACTACAATAATAAAAAAGAAAAATACAAAAGAAAACAAATTCAAGGTGGTTATAGAGTAAAATGGATTATTGGTACAGACATATGTTTTGATTATGGACGTATGTATGACATGAAAAGAGACCCTTTAAATGTTGCTAGAATTAAATCAAGCTACCATTTAACTGCTTGTGATTTTTATGATATGAAAACATTTAGTCGTATGGAAGCTATTATTCCATACGCAGATGCTATACAATTAGCTTACGCAAGATTACAACACGAATTAAACACAGCAATCCCTAAAGGATTTATGATTGATTTTTCTGCTTTAGAAGAAATCAGTCTTTCAGGGGGTGGAGCTAAAATGACTCCAAGTGATATATTAGATTTGTATTTTCAACGTGGAGTTTTAGTTACTCGTTCTACTAATATGAACGGACAGCAAAATAGAATGAGAGCTGTTGAAGAATTGCAAGGTGGTGTTGGTTCATCAATCCAAGAATATTGGACATTGATTAATAACAACCTTGATATGATTCGCCAAACTTTAGGGTTAAATGAATTAACAGATGGCTCTACCCCTAACCCTAAGTTATTGACTACAGTAGCTAATTTAGCTGCTTCTGGCACTAACAATGCGCTAGGAGATATATTTAATTCTGACAGACAGATTTCAGAAAGTTTAGCTGAGTCTGTTGTTATTAGAGTTCAGGATATTATTAAGAGTGGTCAAGGAGAAGACTTCCAATTATCTTTAGGTAAAGGGACAGTTGAGTTTTTAAAGATTTCTCCAGAGATATCTAAATACACATATGGTATTACAATTGTTAATAAACCAACAGCAGAAGAAAAAGCTAAGTTAGATGAGCTAATGAAAGTTGCTTTACAATCTGGACAAATTACTATTGATGATGTAATACGTTTAAATAACATACAAAACATCAAACAAGGTGAAATGTTCTTAGCTTATAAAGTTAAAAAGAACATCGAGAAGAAACAACAAGAGGCTCAGCAACAGCAAGAAATGAATGGACAAATTCAACAACAATCTGCTATGGTTGCGGAACAAACAAAGCAACAAACTGCTCAATTGCAAACAGAATTGGATATTAAATTAGTTCAAGCTAAAGCAGAAATGGAAGCTAGATTAATCCAATTAAGAGGTGAGTTAGATTTAGAAAGAGAAAGAATTGCTGCAAGTGGTAGAGTTGAAGCTTCTTATGTTCAAGCTAAAGAAAGAGATGTTGCAAACATGAGAGACAACAAAACTAAATTACTACAAAATAATTTAGAAGATAAAATAGCATCAATCAATATTGCAGCTGACTTAACATCAACAGTTGAACCTCAAACTCAAGGTGGAATGAATCTTCCAATAAATTTAGATACATTTGATTTTACTCCTGGTAAACAACAACCAGGGGTAAATCAACAACCTAAACCACAACCTCAACAAGAAGAACAACCATCAGGGTTAGATATGTTACAACAATCTACAATGTAATGGTCGTATTATAAACTTAAACACAAACAAAAACAACATGGAAAATCAAGTACAAGAAACTACACAAGTTGCTGAGCAACAAGTAGCTTCCACACAAACAGAACAGCAATCTGCTCCTGCAGTACAAGAACAACAAATTGAACCAGCTCAAGTACCATCAGGCAATGAAGGTAAATTGGTTCTTAAAGGTTTTTCAACAGGATATGAGTCAAATCAAAAATCTGAAGATAAACAAGAACAAGTTCAACAGCAAGAACAAAAAGCAGTACAAGCTCAAGAAACACAAGTTTCTGGTACTCAAGAAAAAGAGAGCGTAATATATAAAGATGAATCAAGTGAACCTCAACAAGTTGCAAAACAAGATGTTGACCCATTTGATTTATTAGGAGTAAAAGAAGATGGCTATTTTAAAAAATTAGTAGAAGCTTATAAAAATGATTCATTAGATGAGTTTTTAATTAAGACTAATATTGACTATGATTCTATTTCTGATGAAGAAATAATGAGAATGCAAATTGAAAGTCAATATGCTAATTTGGGTGCAGATGAAAAAAATCTTTTACTTCAAAGAAAATTAATTAAAGAATATAATATAGGTTCGGAAGACGAATCAGAAGACAAGGTTGGAAGATTGTTATTGAAAGTGGAAACCGACAAAATCCGAGAGGGATTAAAAAAGGAACAAGCTGAATATACACCGTCTAAAAACCCTAATAGTATAGAAGCACAATTGCAAGCTCAACAAGAGGCTCAGTTACAGCAACTGCAAGAGTTTCAAAATTATGTTCAACAACATCCAGCAACTAAACAATTTGAGACAAATCGTTTACTGCAATACGGAGTTGGAGACACAACTTTAAACTACGAAGTTAATCAGAATGTAAATCTTTCTGAATTAGCAGTTGACAGTAACAAGTTCTTTCAAATGTTCTTAGGTCAAGATGGCAAAGTGGACATTAACAAATTTTATAAAGTAGCAAACTATGCTGCAAGTATGGAAGGAGTTGAAAAAGCACTTATAGCTTATGGCAGGTCACTTGGAGAAAAAAGGCTTTACGATGAGTTAAAAAATACAAAAGTTTCTGATTATACATCTACTGCACCATCAGGCTCAGGGTTTAAGATTAAATCTATAGACAATAAGCCATT